GTGTTTATTTGCACTCCAACCTCCCGCACGGTGTAGCTCAAAACTGATAGGTCTTACCGTCTGGGTTCATCTTCTGACAGTACAGAAATTGATAAGTTTTCTTCGGTGCTCGAACTACAGCGCATCCCGAGAGCAGAAGGAGGAACAAGAGAAGCCATAAGCTATTGGTCATTGGGAAGTCCTTTCGCGCTCCTGCTTGTAGGAGTAATTTCTCATCCGCGCCAGTAGTGTTTGAGCCTCGCACTTTTCAACCGGATCGCTGGTTTGTTCGATTAACTGCTCTAGCGCCTTCCAAATTAGCGCGGTATCCATGCTCGAAATCGTCAAAATCCGCCGCTCTGTGTTATTCCCCATTTGCCATGCCCCCTCTCAGACAGCCAGCATTCCGCTAGCTGAGTAGCACTTCTCGTGGGCCTTCGGTGAACGGAGCAGCCGTTTGTCGCGCTCCAAAGCACGCATGATGACCCGGGCCATATATTCTGTAACGCTCACTCCGCGTTTCTTGGCGCGACGTGTAATCCTGGCCGCTCTCCGTCTTTGCCGCATCGTATCCTGGTAGTGACTTGTTAACATTTCCCCCCCTGTCTCATTTCGTGGTGGCGCTACGCTCCCCTAGCCGTGATTAACTGGGCCATTTGTAGTTCGTGATGCGTGGGCGGATTCTCTTCGCGGAATTTCTTGGCTGCAAAATATGCCTTCTCTAAGTCCGCAAAAGAGAGCACGTAGCCGCCGCAATCTCCGTTAGCTAATCCAATCCCGTCTGTGATATGGCCGCACATTATTCTGCCGAAACGAATCTTGAAAATCGGCTCTGTATGACCAGCAACTTCGCAAATTATCTCGTTATCCACGGCGTGTCTCTCCTTGGGCACTACAGCCCCGGCCTCAGTTTCTTCAATTCCGGCAATTTCCCAGATACCATCCGCACAACTATTCGATCCCGACCGTCCGGCGCACTCCACGTCCATTTCTCACCGTTCTCGTAGGCACTGAGGCACACAGACAATCCTTGAATCAGGAGATGTGCTTCTTCGGGCGATAGCAGCCTCAATCGTTCGCCGCGAATCGAGACATCGAAAATCGCCGTCATTTGTAAGGCCCATACTGCTGAACATAGGCATTCTTCTTGCCGTACCGAGTTCGATAAATCCGGCATTCTTTGTCGGCATCACGCTTCCGAGCAAAGCCCCTGGCATACACTCCGCGAGACGGTTCTTCCCATAAACCCCAGCAGGGATCGAAGACGCTATCAGCTAGAGGCTTGACCATCACGACATACATCACGAAACTCGGCGGATTCTTCAAACCTGTTTCCCTCCCACGCGCTCTTGCCCGCCATACAACTTTTCCCATTCGGCTAACTTTTGCAGCTGAGTCTTGATGCGACGTTGATTGTTTTCCCAAGCCCGCTTATGACCGATGGGCCACTTCTTGCCCATTTGCCGTGCAATCTCGTCCAGCCAAATCTTGTACGGGTGATACCTCTTCTCCCCGAATGGATATGCCTCTCGGAGCCGTGCGCGGGTAGCCTTCTCGTTCTCTGGGGTTGACCAATCGCACTGATCCAGAACTTCGGAGATAACCTCCGCTGCCTGCTTACGCCAATGTGACTCAAACTTCACGGTTTTACGGCTCCCACGCGCTCTTGCCCCGCATACCGAGTTTTAACGAACAACCACTGCCCAGCCTTCGATAGATGGGGCTTGCCGTTTTTATGAAGACGAGGCTTCCATCCAGCCTTGCGATAGCAAAAGCCAACGATCCGCTCACCCTTGCGAACGCCCCATTTCGGGTAGTTCCGCAGTGCCACAATGACCGCCGTTTTAGCGGGATCAATGTAGCTGTACATCCGATTCGGACCCCACTTTGCGAAGGCCAGTTGCTCAGCTTCCAGAATGATTTCGTGAGCTCGGCGCGAAGATTCGTTGCGGAAAATGGCGCAGTTGTAACCCGTCTGCCCGTCCATCCGCTTGTCGTCATCCGGCCAAATCCAGCCGAACAGAACCGTGCCTTCCGCATCCCTGAGAACCAATTTCCTACCCGAATAGAGAAATTGCCGAGTGCCGGGAGTTCGCCGCGAATAATGCCGATCAGCGAGCAGGGACATCTCACCGTCAAAGTGATTCGTCCGAATTAGCTGATCATCGAAAGCGAGTCTCATAACTTACCCACGCGCTCTTGCCACAGCGCCCGAATGTCCGAATGTCGTCAACTGATCGAGCAAGAATGTATTTGTGGCCGAGAGATTCCACGTAAATCTGGAAGCACTTTTGATGCTCTGACTGCTTGCCATTTTCGGTTTTGCACTCGATCCAGGTAGGCAGAATCATGTCGGTATCGGCGCAAATATCGTAGATTTCCGGCAACGCTAAAATGTCGGACACCCCCGAACCCAAACTGTGACTCCGCGTAAACCAGCGCTTACCCTTGTACTCACCGGAGAAGGCGGATGTATTCAATCTGAAGGCGAAGACGTGCTCCGCTGCCAGGTAGTCAAGAATCTGCCGAACGATTTGTGATTCTGAAACCTTATTCAACATAAGGCGTCCTCTTTGAACCGCGTTCAACATTGCACTGCCAGTGGGCCGCGCCATTCATCGGTAATCCGTTCTCATCTTCGATCCGATCGTCTCTTCGTGCGCCGGCCATTCCTCGAGGGCATCTGTGCTCGAAGGTTGCGTTGTAGGAATTGATTGGACCTGAGCAGAGGCAGCACCTGAAGCCCTGCCGCTGGAGCATCACATTTACCCGGCGTTTGTACTCGACGCGTCCTGCCTGGTTGTCCTGGCAAACTTCCCGGCCATCTGGGTACTTGCGGACTCCACCATTCATTAACAAGTCGAATTTGAGGCTTTCTTTCTTGGGCTTTTTCTTCCAGCGATATTCGCGCTTTTCAGCTAGCGGCTTCGGTCGGTACGCTCGATCAAACATCCCAACTCCCCTATCTGGAGAAACATAAAATGGCGTTCTCCACATTGCCCCTGATCCGCGATTCAATTCGTGCTCGATTTGCTTTGCCTTGTTTACTTGCCACGTAATGAAAGCGGCATCAGTCACTTAAACCGCTCCCTTTCCTGCTCCGTTAACGGCGGCTCCCATGGCTCGGGCGGGTATTTCTTCAGGTTCCTCAAACCACGCTTCCTCAATCCCGTCATCGCCCATCTGCGCTCCGCTTCCGTTTGACCGATCACGCCACGCCGCCAGGGGTCGCGTACATTCGCACGGCTCACGCTTGCCTGGGGTTGAGTAACTTGCTCGGTAGCCTTCGCCTTTGCAGGTCTGGCATTCTGGGTTGGCTTCCCCGGAGAGGTCTTCGAGAACAGGTTTCCGATTTGTTCCATAGTCGTTTTTTTCCCATGTTCTGACCGCGGCCCGCCAATCTTTCATGGCAGTGCGCCCAACTTTCCAGCCATTCGCTTCGTAGTGATTGATGAAACTTTCGGCGTCAACTGAGTTTTTGCGCTCTATGCAATAAAGAATTACTTCTTCTAAAGAAGGTTTAGAAAAGTGTTTAGTATTAGATATAGAAGGATCTGTTTTTATCTGTTTTGAAGCATTATTGTTTCCTTTCATAGATTTAGAGATGGATTCTGCGCGTCCTCGCTTCCTCTCCAAGCTGTTCGATAGTGCAGCCGAACAATGCTCGATCGTGTGCAACATCCGCTCGTTGTATAACCAAGACTGGCCTTCCATCTCTCGGACCTTGAAGCAAGCCAGCACCGCAGCTTTATGGGATTCCCAAAAGTCTCGGCGCTTCGCTCCTGCAATCGACCAGAGATTCGAATCCAGCCGCAAGTAACCCGGTCGCGGCGATGCACATGATTCAATCAATAATTGGAAATACCAGCCCCGCTGATAATCCTTCATGGTTTTCCAGCGAGGACTCTGTAAAATCCTGTCTATATACAGAGGTATCCATACGAGTTGTTCGTTTGATTGCCCCAAAATCCCTATTTCCCTTTAGCTGGAGACGAACCGAAGGCGAAGCCTCCGTCTAACGTTTCAATAAAACTTGCGGGAACACTGATCCCGTTCGATTCCTGGCGTTCCTGTGGCTGATGCCGAGCCAAACCATTAACTCTTGCCTTGCGCTCTCTGAGGCGCTCTAAACGGTATTGCCGTTGACATAGTGGAGAGCAGGTTCGAGAATGTTTTCTGTGGCGAGGTTCAGGAATCAGGTGAGTGCAGAGTTGGCAGTAAGTTACCAAGGCTTCACCACCTGATACTCATGTAGTCCGTCTTCAACATGCCGCCGATTGACCGTGTACGCCCCGTTCCTTGGTTTTCTCAGATCCCTCAACCTGGCAGAAACTCCCGCTTCCGATCCGCCGACTAGGGCTGCTATTTGCGGTAAGCTTCTCCACTGGCCATCGAGCATCAGTTCCTTGACGCGATCAAGCTGGCGGGTTAAACGTTCGCCGTCGCGTTCCGGCTGGAAGGTTGCGCCGTCAAATTGCGGGATTAGGTCTAGTTGGGTCACGCTGAAACTCCATCATCGAAAAGCATGTGCGATGCAACGACTTCTGCTCGCCCAGACGTATCAACCAACCGGCGAGAAGCGAGGCGCTGCAAATAGGCGTCACGGCTGGACCGGGCATATCCGGTTTGATCAGAAATTAGATCGCGCTGAACTGGCTCTGGCCATGCGGCAACTAAAAACTCGAGGATTTTTCGCTCACCTTCGGGAAGCCTTTCCATCCAGTAATCACGCAATTCTTTACCGGTCGGTAGAGGCTCGTAATCATCGCCCAAAGCCTGCAATCCCTCTTCTGTAGGATTTATGCCAGTCCCGTTTTCGTGAATGAATCCCTTAGTCGCTAGGCGCTGGAGATACGCATCACGCGTGGAACGCTTGTACCCAGTGAGCACCGTCAGTTGATTACGATCAACTCCGCTTCCATCCTGCGCGATGGCCGTGAGCACAGCCTTCTCGCCCTTCGAAAGAGTTCCATCGCTTTCGACGTTCGATTTGACTATTTGCTTCGCCTTGCTGATTGGCTGAACTGTGTTGCGAACGGGACGGAGCGGAGATACCGCGGGCGCTTTACGAACCGAAGCTAAGGCAGTCGCGATGATCTCCCCGACGCCTTTGATCTGCGTCGCGATGTTTGACAGTTCCTGAATCTGATCAGGCCGAAGCACAGGAACTTCCACAATCTTTTCTTCGACAATCCTCTTTACTTCGGTCGGGCGCTTCGATAATTCCGATTTCAATTCGCGAACCTGCTTCTGCAGATCAGCGATATTGCGGGCCTTCTCTTCGGCCTCTTTCGGGAGATCAGCAAGGCTAGGTAAAAGAGCCTTTATCTTTTGCGGAGTCGGGGGAGGTTCGGCGGCGTGGCGCGCACTGCCAGCTTCGGGATGCGTCGTCTGTACTTCGCCAATGCTGACGAGAATTCTTTCGGTGGAAATCGCCGGTCCAAGAAAATAGAATTTCCCGCGCTCAAGCAGACGAATCTCATCAAAGAACGGATGCACGTCCTGCCCGTAAACGCCGAGCGCGTCAGCGGCGCGCTTGCGATCGATGTCGATGAAAGTTCCACCGATACCAACGTTCAACAATTCCGATGCGGCATCCTTGCGAAACTTCCCGAGCCTCTGGGTTGCTGCTACCAGGCAGTATCCGCGCTTGCGCCCGCGAGTTGCCATCCCGATAACGGCCTCAGATGCTTCCGATTCTCCAGCGCCCTTCTCCGGGCAATACACATGTGCCTCATCCACGATCACGACCAAGGGATGCCAAAGATTCTTAGGCGCGTCGATCAGCGCTTCGAGAAATGCCCTAACGTACGCGTGACGCTCGGAGGGCTTCATTTCGTACAAGTCGCACACTGCACAGGCGCGAAGCTCAAGCAAGCGCTGTGCTGTCATCGCTGCGATTCTCGGATGCGCCGCCGTCTCGCCGCCCTTTCCTACGAGAACAAAGTCCAATTTCTCGCGTAGGGTTGCGAACTCGCCTTCGGGATCAATGATGAGCACCTGAACTTTACCGAATAACTGTTCGGCCAAACGGCGAAGCAGCCACGATTTACCTTTGCCCGAATTGGCCTGAATTAGCAGGCGAGTGCGAAGCAGGACGTCGAGATCAATACTTGCGTTCCTTCCGCTCGCTTCGCCAATGACGATCTTGCTCACGCCGCTGCCCATTTCGTCTCTTGGCCTGAAACCACGCCGTACAGATAACGCTTCGCTAATCTCGTTGTCCTGCATGACCTGCAGCACAGAAGAGATGAAACCGAGTAGTCCTGCCCATAATCGGCGTCGAACATGAAAGCAAACTCAGCCTTGGAAATGTCAGCGCCGCAGTTGGCTTTGTAGTTCTCGCCGGATTTGAGCGGTGCGTCGGAATCGAGAAGATGGACTCTCAAAACTTCCTCCCTCCGCCGAGATCGCTTCCGGCGCGTTCAAACTCGCGCAACTCAAATCTCAAGTCTGGTTTTGGCTTGTCCGCTACCTCTTTCAAGCTCTGCTCAAGCATTGGAGTCAAATCGGCATCGCCTGAGTGATTCAATTTGCAAATCTTCTCTTCGATCTCGGCGTTGAATTCTGCAACCGCCGTTTCGATTTCAGCGATCTTTACTGCGTCTCGGGTCTGTCGCGCAATGAACGTTTGCAAATGCGACGGCAGATCATCCACATAAGAGACGAAGTCGTTCCATTGGCGTTCAGGCAGGCAAGCCAACTCGAACAGCATTTGGTTTTTGTGCTCGGCTGGAACGACGCGGTTAATGAGCCAATCAAGATGCACATGCCGCCGCGGGGCCTTGAGTTGCACGAGTCCGATTTCACCTACATAACCGTCCGGGCTGCATCCGGCCCATGCAAGTTTGGGATGCTTCACAAATCCGGCCGTCTCGACCGCTGAACCGGTGCGGAGGTCGTATTCACTTCGCACGGTTGATTCGAGTTCCTTGCCGCGCTTGATGTCCCAATAGCTGCCCTTGTCTTCCTCGAGCGATTTCCCGGTGAGTCGTTCACAGATGAGTTGCGCCATGTACGCCTTGCGGACCGCGGATTCCTTTTGCCCTTTTCTCGGCTTGGTCAGAACGTCATTGATGCGCGACGCGGTAACATGCCCCGCACGCTCGTTCAACCATTCCTGCGTGCCTTGTTCGATTCCGTTCACGGTTGCCTCAGAGCTCGTTTGCGTTCTTCGTAAACCTTCGTGAGCCGTGCTCGGGCACTCTTGTCGGCCAATTTGTTGGCCTTCATGCAGCACTCGGCAAAGACAAATTGCAGCGTTCCCTTTTCTTCCTTGGGTCCGATCTGAGTTGCGTCCTGCATTTGAATGCAGTAATCAGCTATTGCGTCCTCTGACATTCCTTCGGTCGGTGTCGCGCCGTCGTTGTCCAATCCTTTGGGGACTATTCCAGCGGCCGCTAGAAGCGTGTAGCGCTGGAGGTAGGTAACCGTTGATCCGATTGCCTGAACGTTGTTCTTTCCTCCGGACGTGTCCGCAGGGCCATCTAGAGTTGCCATCTCTTCAACGTGTCCGGATTCAGGATGGCGGAAGACACAAATCATTCGCGTTCTAGATCCGTCCGACGCGCCCGGTTTCCAGTTGAAGGTTATGCCTTCCTTTTGCAACTCTTCGGCTACGATCTGAGCGGCCTTGTCCAGTTCCGCATGGCTGTAACTTGTCTGCCCGCCGTCCCGGTTCGGGAATTGCACCTTGCGCGTTTTGAAGACTTCAGGAAGATGCTGCTTGAATCTCCCGAGGGCCGCTTCAAACTGGAGCCGTGCATCTTCCTTGCGGGCCTTCATGATCGAATCGACCAACATCGCAAACTGTTCCGCCCCAGCGTTACGCTCGATTGCGATCTGCAAAAGGCGCTCCCACTTGTCTTGCGGAACAGATGCCGTCAACGCTTGTGATTCGGCTGGAATTATTTCTGCTGTGCTCATGCTGAAATCCTCAATCTCTCAGTTGCTTTCTGAACGGCCCGGTGCAAACATTCAGTTCCGCAAAGTTTCTGAACGGTTGCTTCGCGTTGCATCGCCGGGTCAAGATCAAATGAAGTGAAGCAGCACCGTTCTCCAAAGCGCTCCCCCCAGAACAGATACCAGCCGTTCGTGAATAGCTTTTCTTTGCCGCATTGGGAGCAGAGAATCACATTGCCCCTTTGTCGATCGCTATTGCAGCGCCGTAAATGATCACCGAAAGCCACGCCAGCAAGAATAGATAGGCCAACGCTGCCTGCCAGTTGAATCCTTGCTCGTCGGCGTGCTCATCCGGTACGTCGTACTTCTTGAGCTCTTCGACTAACCGGGGATCGTCCTGAAACATGTTGATCAGAAATTCGCTTCTGGGGTCCAAGTCATCGCGCTCGATTCGACCGTTAGCCATTACGACCTCCAATTCCCTTGCTGGTATTCGTTCCAGCAGTCTTTGCAGAGCCACATCTCGGAATCCAGATCACAGATGAATGCTTTGTTCTCGCAAGCCTGGCGGCTGTATCCCATGATTGAGGCCAGCAATCCGCCTTCGCATGTCGTTGCATCTGGCATCTCGTCGAGAAAGCCCGTAACCTGATCTGCGAACCGGTCCATGGGTGTAGGCCAGTTCTCGATTTCGGTTACGAGCTTTTCCCAACCTTGCGGGGGAAGGGCTGGAGCAAAAGCTCCAACAAACTCAGCAACGTGGCGCGATGCTTTCGGCGGAAATTGGAGCAGGTTCACAGATACCTAGCCTTCGTAATAGCGAGAGCCACTATTGCAGCTCCCAGGATCAAAGCAACTCCCGCTGTGTAGACGTGGCCGACCTGCTGCCATGAGGAAAGAATCGCGTTTTGTATTTCGGGAAGCATTGTTATTTGCCTTTGTAGTTGCCGAGGATTACGCGGGTTGAAGTGCGTGGGCCGAGGTCTATTGAAGTAGCGAACAGAACCTCGAACCCTGCATCCCTTGCTGCTTGCAATTCGGCCGTTGCTTGGTCGTCATCGTCTGACAGCGTTTTGACAACGTAAGGTTTGTCTGGAGGATTTCCGGGACCGCCCATAGTTAGAACCTCGCTTCCATTTTGTTTGGTTTGCACTCGGTCACATCTTGGTCATTTACAAAGCACGGCGGGGCCAAGGTTGGCTTCCCGGATGCATCGCGAATAAGTCTGTAGCCGAAGCCGTTGGGCTGGATGTCCCAGCACTTCCCTTTATCGATGTAGTGGATCCACCAAATTGTCTGACCTGCTGAAAGCTGTGGCTCGTAATTGGGACAGAACGTCACGGCCATTTCGCCGACGCCTATTTGGTTGAACTTGTAGTGATAGGCGTCATAGCGCTTGACGATCTGGAACACGCCAGCAGGATTTGAATAAACGGCCTCTTTTGATTGGCTGTAGATCGCCGCACCAATGATGAGAGCCATGCAGACGGCAGCGAAGGAAACCGCCGACCACCATTTGGTAAAGCCCTTGAAGTCGCGAAGGCCCGACTCGTCTTGGATAAGTTCCCGCATCGTCGCCATTTAGCGACGACCGGATTTAGGGACTAACTTAAGTTCCGCCCCAACTGATTAAGAGTCAGTTGCTCTGCCAGTTGAGCTACGCGCCCCTAAAATCGTTCGGTCGTCGGCTTCCTTTCACTTGCGAATCGCCTCAGAGTTGAGGTTTTCTGTGGATTACCCGTTAGTTGCTCTGCCCTGTTTTTCGGCGAGAGCCCTAAGCCCCATCCGCATCAACTCGGAATCAGCCCTCAAGCCGATCTGGGCTTTTAGCTCTTCCATGAGCCTGCGATCTTCAAGGTTCGGAGTCCAAGTCATGTTGCGAATTGCTTTCTTCTTTGCCATTACGGGTGTGAGCATAAGTGAGTCTAAGTTTAGATGTCAAGCCCTATTTTCAAGTTTTTTTGGTTCTCTCTAACCTACGCAGAATTAAGGAGTTTCGCCGCTAGAGCGATTAGCGCTTGCGCCAATTCCCGGTTATCCACTGGCCCGACTGTGGATTTCTCGGGGAGAACTGGTTTCTTGGGGGTAGACGAGAGGCAATCGACCGCCTTTTGTTTCGCCTGCTGGCCAATGTGCGAGTAAAACCGATTCATGGAATCGTCAATGTGGCCTGCGATCTCGTTGGCAACTTCGCCAGAGACTTCGCCGCTTTCAAGGAGCAGGGTTTTTGCCGTGTGGCGCATGTCCTCGAGCCTGAGGCCCTCGACATTCAGCCCACTCTTTACCGCCTGCGCGATGATTTTCTCCCAAGCTGTGCGGAAGGTAGTTTGATGTTTGTCGGGATCGTATTCGCGCCCAAAGCACCAAAACGGGAAGATGTAGTGCTCTGGCTTATAGGACCCTAGGATCTTGGCGCGCGCGATTGTTTCGCGGAAGGCTTCGAAGCTTTCATCATTCATCGGGATTCGCCGGTAGCGCTCGTCAGTCTTGGCATTGCTGTTCCGCCCGACGATGAACTTCATTGCCTTCATGTCCACGTCATGGTGCTTGAGCTTGTAGGCTTCCCCGGGACTGGCCGTCGAATTGATGCAGATGGTAGCGCAGAGCCGGGCAGCATCCCAATTGGGATTCGACCGCATAATGCGCCAGAGCTTCTCCCGCTCCTCCGGGGTGATGGCCCGCCCGCGCTTCGTCTTGGGCAGGGGTAGAGGCTGATAGTCCTGGCCTATTTCCGCCCAGCGCCCGATGCGCTTAAGCACCTGCTGTAGAACCGAGCACTCATGGTTGATCGAATGCGGGCCGCACTTCGTCATCCGCATCCGCTGATAGCGCCGGATCATGTCGGCATCGATTTCGGTTAGCCGCATTTCCCCGAAAAACTTCCCGAGCGTATCGATGTTTAGCTCGTATTCGTGGAAGGTTTTTGCGGAAATGTGATGTCTACGGGTTTCTAGCCACTGGTCGCAAGCTTCCTGGAAAGGCAATGATGTAAGCGCGGCTACCGACATAATTGCAGCCGCCAATGTACTTACTTTCGACCCCTGATTGTTGAACACGGAGCAAATTCCCCTGAGTAAATCTGTGGAAAATTACCCCCTCGAATGGCTGAATCATCATTGCCGCACATCGTATGCGTTGCACATCATGGGCTGAAATGGCCCATTCGTGCCAGAAATACTTACCCTAAAAGTTGCAGTTCCCACAGCTTTTGCACCGTAGTGCTAAGGTTTTGTGACAGTTCTTTGCCGACTTCCAATAAAGTTCCTGCTACTGTTTTGGGGTTTGGTGCTTGTGGGGAGGGTTTGTATTTCTATTCCAAAGAAAAACCCGAAGGAAATATTCCCCGAATTATGGAGCAAAAGCCGCGCATCTATTGTCGATCTGGCCGCCGAGATCGGTAGATCACGTCTTGAGGCAATGTTCCGGAAGGAAGTTGGCCTCAGTTTGCGCGAGGCTCGGATTATAAGCAGCGCTCACGAGGTGAAGGCACACCAAAAGGCGCTCGCAGAGTTCCACGGCATCAATTCAAACGTCATGGTTGGCATCATTGATGACCTGGAGAAGCGCGGCCACGTCAGAAGGGTGAGGAATCCAAAGAACAGGCGGGAGTATTTTATCGAGCCGACCACGAAAGGGCGAAGGGCAGTCGATAAGCTAGCGGCGAATTGGAGAGCCTACGCAAATCTGACCTTCCCATCATTGACTCAGGAAGAGATAGACACATTTGCTGCATACTCTCAGAGGGTGATTGACGCTTATTATGAAGGGATGGGGAAAGGACGGTAGAGACTAACCTTAAGTAATCTGGCATCTTAGCGGTAAGAGGGAGAAGAATTGAGTCATGGCCGCTCAACTCTACCGCTGCACGAAGCACAAGCTGTGGATGTTCCTTGTGCGCCAGTCTTTTGATCTGGGGACGCTTGTTTACTACAAATGCCCGGTCTGGGGCTGCGGCCAGGTAAAGCCGTGCAAATTTGCGCCTAGACTTCCGAAACGTCTCAACACCTAATGGCAGCAGTTGCCGAGCCGCCAACGCAAGACAGGGGAGGGTTGCTCCCGGCGGACTCGACTCACTGCTGCCGTTACGTGGCGAAGGAAAAGCGTATTCACTTTCTAGAACTTACATGGCAGAATCTTTAGCCATGAAACACGCGTCTGTACTGCTTATTGTCCTTCTCGCGAGTTTGCCCGCATTCTCCAAGAAAGTCCCGCCCGAGAGAATGCAGTTTGCCCACGAATACAAGCAAGTACTGGAACGGGCCGATTGGGAATCCGTCGGGATCGATATCACCGGAAAAGAGAAAGATGTTCTGGAATTGTGGGTGCTTCGCGCCAGCGTTGCCACCATGCAAAGATTTGAGCAGCAATGCGTCGAGCCCGCTAAAGAACAGATGAAGAAAGCTGGATTCAAGAAGGTAAGAATATTTAGTGGTGAGCCTTCCGAATCTTACCCAAACGGCAATTGGGATATACCGCTGGAATGATCTCCCGCAATCAATCTCTCGATGTGCTGCGCAGCTTGGCAATTGCTCTAACCGCAATCCTTCTCGGCGCATTGACATCTGGATATTTCTCAGCAGGGATACACCGAAGTTTGGGGAGATGAGATGCTGAAAAAACTCCTACCGCCTGAACGCTTCTTTTGGCTGCTCGTCTGCGCTGGGCTTGCTATTCTCGCTTACCAGAGATACACATCTGCGGAGATGTGGAAGCTGGCCGCAACTCGCGCTGTGATCAATCCGCAACTGAAAGTCAGACTCGAATCGAACGGCTCCACAATGCAAGAAGTTGCCGACCTTCCTTGCGGGGAACGGGTGACCTTGTGGACCCTAGAATAAGAATGATTAACACATCACTATTTAACGCACCATCAATGACCGTTGCGGCCTTTGGGTTTCTGATCCTTCAAACGACTATCGCCTACCTGATTTGCTTTGTGATCGAAGGAATGTCTCCAGCCAGCGAATCGAATACGCCGAAGAATCTATCGATTAATTGTTTTTTGACTGTGCTTTATTTCGCTCTTAGAATCACGCTCGGTTCTGCAATCACCGCAGGGATGTCACGGCTGAGCAACAATTTCCATTTGTTTGACCTATCGGCGATTTCAGATCACGGACAGTGGCTAGCGGGATTAGGCGTTGCCGCCATATTCCTTGTCCTTCACGATTTCGTTTTCTATTGGGTTCATCGGGCACAACACGCTTGGCCTTGGCTTTGGGCGGAACACGCGGTGCATCATTCCGATGAGCACATGGGGGTAACAACGTCGTTTCGGCATCATTGGCTGGAAGCCTTTATTGATGCGGCTTTTGTCGCAGGGCCACTCATCCTATTGCTGAAGCCGCCGACCATGACAGCGCTCTCGGCCTACCTGCTGACGCAGTTCTATGGAGATATGATTCATCTGAATTCCACGATGAGTCTCGGCCCGTTGAATCGATTTATCACCAATCCAAGTGTTCACCGAATCCACCACTCGAAATTGCCTGAGCATTTAGACAAGAATTTCGCAGCCTTCTTTCCAATGTGGGATGTGCTTTTCGGAACTTACCATGCCCCAGATCGCAGCGCTAAGCTGATTCCCACTGGTCTGGCTGATGGCTCAGATAAAATAGATTCCGCCGCGAAAGCATTCTTCTATCCATTCCAACGGTGGGCAATTATGATGCTGACTCACTTGACGCCGTAGATGCTGATAATTGTGCCGTCCACAAACCCTCCGCTCGCTACAAATATTTTCACAGCGTTTATGGCTGCCGTGTTTGCCCACGCACCGCTATATAAACAGGCTCCTACGCTGAATGTTCCCGTCCCAAGTGTCACGCCACAAGTGGACACGGTTTGCTTATAGAAAGTAGTTGTCGAGTAAAGTCCGATTGTCATCTGAGCAGTTCCGGAGTAGTTGGCAGTCGCGGAACTCCCAGGAATAAGCCCAACGATTATGGAAGTCTGCCCGGTTGACTGAGAAGCAGCGCCAGCCGTACTGAACCAATGAACATCTTCGAACTGATAGTTCCCCGCTGTATCCGAATTGAATTGAGCGAGAACGTTCTCATTCGTAACGGCATTGGTCCCGCGACCTCTAATCTTCACGACCAAATCGGTGTAGCTGGAGGAAATACTCGAAAACGTGACCGACGATTGCGAACCAGTTGTAGTCGTCGTGGCCAGTAGAGCATAGTCGCCGCTACCGCCTCCGCTGATGACATTGTTGGTTTGATTGGTCACTCTCCCGAAAGCGTCAATGGTCAAACTGCAAGAATGTGTTGCATCACCGCAACTACCTGCTATGACTCCCGTCGTCGGCGTAACGCCTTGGCTCAAAAATCCTGAACTGTCGAGAAGGTCGGTTGCCGATGGCGAGCGGATTGGAACCGGATGGTTATAGTTCGCCAGAGTGGAGATTGCGGTCGGCGTTGACCAACCTGTCGCAAATGTGGAATCGGTCGTCTCGGAATAGTAGACGTTCAGAGAATCAAGATTGTTGTTGTTCACGAAGTAGATTCGCCATTTGCCGTTGTCCATCTGAACGACCTGCGGGGCTTCTATGCGGCCCAAGGTATTCTGCCAGCCTGCCCAGTTGCCCGTTTGAGTGATCGTGAACGTCCCGGTTGCCGACGTTGAAGTTGCTAAGTCAATCGGCCCATTGTGGCCGAATCCAGTATCGTCGTCTTTAAAAAACATGTAGTACGTAGTCCCGACTCTGACAACGTTAGGGTCGATATTGTGTGCTGGAGAGAAACCCGTGCTAACGATTGAGGGAGTGCTCCACGTGCTCATGTCCCGGGCGGTGGGATGCATCTCGTAAATGTTCTGCGTCGAGAGGCTGTTGGTGCTCAGGGTCACGTAGACGTGAACCGTACTATCGCTATCGATAAAAAAATGCGGCGCCCATGTGTTCGTTACCCCTGCGACTCCGGATGTGCTCACCGTGGTCGGACCGGTCCACGTGACCAGATCACTCGAGCTATACAGCTGCCAACTCGTAGTCGCGGGATATGTAACCGCCATCCACCACTTGCCGTCATAGTGAATAATGGATGGGTCGCGAGTTCCGGCCTGAGAGATTGCTGGGGCATTGCCGAACTGCTGCCAGGTAAGGCCATCATAGGACGTAAAGCAATACACCAATTCCGTTCCAGAAGTGACGTTGTTGGATTGAGCGCAGGTTACGAATGATCCATGACCGCCGCGCCGTGCTTGAAGATCAGTCACATTCCCGATTGGGTTTCCGTAATAGTTCGTTCCATCGCTCCAGATCAATAGCGGATTCTGGTTGTTAAGCGTCGGGGCAGTAGGGCCGCCATTATATGTTTTGCTATTGAGAGAAATTGCTGCCTGAATGCTGCCGATCGAGATGATTTCAGTAAAGTACACCGATGACGGGCTGCCATAGAGAGTAGCCGTGCAAGCTGCCGAGCAGTTCATCACGACCAGCTTCGCATTGTCGGTGCTCGTGAGCGTGTAATTTCCTGTCTGTACGTTCGTTCCGCTCAGTCCTGATCCTCCGACGGTGCAGGTTCCTCCGAGTGAGCACGTAATGCCATTGACCGTCGTTGCAGAATTTGCCAGATCAGTATTCGCGACGGTTGAGCAGACTTGCGCGCCGGTTCCGGAAGTGTGGCCGCGCAGAAATTGATTCGTGCATGTTCCGCCCTTAACTGCTCCCAGCACTGAGGAGGTTGCAGCACCTACTTGAGCGGACACATTGCCAGAAGATTGCTGCCAGGTCACATTCACATTGTTGCTGGCAGCTGCCGGCGTAGTGTCGTTGAAATTTGGCGATGTTACAGTCGAACCGTTCACGCTGACAGATGATGCTGGAGTGCTGGAGCTTGTTCCGCAGGTTACGCTATTGCTCGATTGGGTGAAGTTTAAATGATTGCCGCTCGTGTCCTGGCAGTCGGGAACTGTCACAAGCGTATACGTTCCCGGCCCTGTTCCGACCAAAATGTCATGGTTCGCGGTTGAGGTTAAGCCAGTCCCGCCGTGATTGACCTGCGTAGTTTGGCCGAAGGTTAGGAGAGACACGAATGCGAAGAGAGCAGCGATTGTCTTTTTCATTTTTAGTACCTATAGCGCGCGATCAGGGTTTGCGCAGGCGCAAAAACTAGCGTCAGAGTTGTGCCGCTGATTGAGTAGCCGACCGTCGGCGCAAGCGATGTTCCGTCAGATTCGAGTTGCAGAGAGAGCGCCGGATTTGGTGCATGGGAAATCGTGAAAGAAGTATTTGAGCCGTCGATTGCGCCGGTAGGTACTTCGTCAACAAATGTCGGCGGAGTCGAGAAGTTCCCGGTTGTATAGTAAGCACTCCCTTCGGTGTAGATGTCGAAGCCGCTGCCCGTTGCTAGCGTGAATGTGCTAGTTGATCCGTCGAGGGCGATTCCGTTCGGATCAATGGTTACCGTTCCCGTCCCGATGTTCTTGATCTTTACGTGCCAAACTCCCTGCGCCAAATAGGGGAAATACGGAACAGCCGATGGAAGTTTTAGGGTGACCGCTCCGGTCGTGTTGACGACTAAGAGTTGTCCACTGTCGAGCAGGGAAACGTCATAAGGCGAGGCAACGTTGTCATCGATGACGAAGACTCCCCCCACTTGCGGGAAGCGGTAGCAGCCGGAAACATCCCGAACAAGATTGCCGGGCGAGTTCGGATCCGGAACAGGGAGGTCGCCCTGCCATTCGATATTCGCGGAATCCGGTTTCGCTGGAGGAAGCGAGTCGGAAAATATAACGTTCGTCGGGGAACTCATGGCCAGCCAACTCCATACCCGCACGAGAACGAAGGCGTTACGCCGCCGCCTGCAACCAGCTTGTTATGCACCGACCAATTGGTAATCTTGTAAACTCCGGTGATTGCCGAACCGCTGACCAAGACTCCGTTGTCCCACTTCACGAATCCGAGGTTTAAGCCCCAATACATGCGTTCGCGCGAGTTTCCCGCATACCGTTCGTGAACCAATGTCGAGATGGTTCCTAGATTTCCGCCGCCCGCTCCGTCATTGTCGAAGTTCATCGTCGCTAAATAATTTCTGCAAGTGACTGGGCCGCGGTTGATGGTGTCGATAAGGCCGCAAGCGGTATAGCGGTTGAATGGATTTGAACCGCCGTTTACGATGTCCGGAATTGCCACGCCGGGAGTGATGTAGCGCGGCATCATGAGCAGAGGCGTTTGGTATTTCTTGTAGGAGGAATCATCCGACCAAAGCCGGTAACCAGGGTCATCGAGTTCAGTGATGAACTGTTTGACGTAATCGGAAAAATAGAGCTGAATATCTGCCGCCCATCCCGCCGCACTTTTGATTTGCGCGATCGAATGGGTTGAAGGATCAAGATAGCTGTAGATGTTGGAGGCTTGACTATTGAATGCGCTTCCGTTGAGGTGCTTGGTTGACCTCTGGGAATTCACTAGATAAGTAAGAACGTCAATCTGAGTCTGGAATCCGCCGCCACCAGAAGAGTTTACATAGAAGCCTTGCGCCTGATTGATGTTCTGCGAACCGCCGCTTGTGACGACAACTCCGAGCGTGTCATGGGTAACAGTAATCGTGCCGATGAAAACGTATCTCGCATCTCCAAGGAAGACGGCTTGCGGAGTGACGTCGATAAACGCTGTCAGGCTTGGCGTGCCTGGCAGTTCGCCTACTCGATTCGGATCGAAAATCGTGACATAGTAAAGCTGAGTATTTCCCGCCCCAGGATCAGCAACCGTCAGGCCCGAGCCGCCACTCCTGGCCGCATAAGTCGTCGTCCGGCCATCAGACCAAGTAGCGGTGCCCTGCACCATGTCCACTTCTGTGGCTGAGGCTTGCGAGAGCGCAATGCTTGGGCTGATGGTGTAGCTCACAGGTGTCGGTGGTGGTGGTGGAACTGCGCTTCCGCCTGTGCTGCTTCCAACGCCGCCGCTTGAGCTCGGCAAATAGAGAGCCGAGTAAACGCTTGTATCCTGGCTTCGTCCGGTGACTTCCAGTGCTCCGGTTGCGCCAATGTCCACTTCTTCAAGCCTTAGGAGTTCGTTCACTCCCTTGTAATTGACGGTGATTACGTCACAAGGGGTAAGCCGCTGATATTTTGGCGGGAGCTTGAATTTGAAGCTTCGCCGACCGGCCCAACCGTCCCATAGAATCTTTTCCGCCTGCTGTTTGATCGGGGTAGCGTTCTCCGTGACAGGAACGCTCATGTCTATTTGCTGGCGGGAATTCGTGATATTAGCGCCAGAAGAAAGCGCGCTCGCATAGGGCTTTGAAATTCTTTTGGCGTACTGTGCGGCCTGTTGATCCTGCTTCAGCGGGTCATAGTAGCGAATCCAAACTTGCTCAGGAGTGTCTTGAGGATCCTGAATGGTCTCGATAATTCGCGGTTCGTTTTTCGTCGGGTCATCGAGCGCGCCGAGGTCATCTTCGGGAATTGTCAGTGCTGAGGATTGGCCGCGAGGGATAAACCAGATTTTCCCATCAATCGGCGCGGCATCCACCAAATAGAGTTGCATCAGCCTGCGAAGGGAGTCGGCATAGCTCTCACGATCAAATTCCACTCCATAGACAGTGATTCCTGCGGCCGTCACCAAGCTCACGTCGTAAAGAACGTTCAGGCCAAACCTGGCGTTTAATTCATCAATGGCTGATGAGATGATTGAATCTAGGCCGACTCCGGAGCCAGTGCCGCGATCAAGGAAGATGCGGTTCAGTCCGCCGAAGGTGCCGCCATTATTGTCAGCGTCGATCCATATTGAGTCGGTGAGCTCGTCATAAACCGGGTATCCGCCGAAGGCAAAGGCTGTGCCTGGGGGAAACCAGTTGGAGAAGTTGTAAACTCCAGGGACGAATTGAAGCGTCTGCGCGTCGAGCCTTCGCCAGCCAGAGCCATCCGACATGATGAGCCCGCCCATGACATCCACAAACCGGCTCAGAGTCCCGCCGTTACCTCCATTCGTAACCACTGTCAGGGCGCCGGTCTTAACATCAACCTTGCCCATCTTGCCGACGTTCGAAGCGACAATCATGGAATCATCGCCAGAGTAGTAATGCAAAGTTGGAAACGGCGTGGGGTTGGGAGCTGTGACAGCAGAAACGTCGATGTCAGTCCTGGCCAAAGACGGAAGCAGCAGAGCCGGTTTGGGGTTTGTGGGGTCAGAGAGATCGACCCAGGACGGCATGGAGAAATCGAACATCTGGAGATTGGCGCCCTGGATAGCCCACAGATGGAGAGAGGCATCATCCGTGATCGTCGGAAATTCACTGTTAACCGTGAGACTCGCGCCATTCATGGCGATGGCATCGCCAGCGGCGATGACTGGAGCGCCCTTATTCGTGTAGCCGATGACCACGCTTGCTAAGGAACCTGGGTTAGCCGATCCCCAAGGAATCATGGTTCCGCGATCAAAGATTGCGGCAGTTCCAGTCAGCTCGCCGCTCACCAGTAGAATCTTGATGGTGACAGGATTTCCGAAGCAGCTTTGCTGCATGTCGAAACAATAGGTGCGACCGGAGAGGCCGAGACCGGTGAACGTGGTCACGGTGCTGAAGCTGAATCCGTCAATCTTCGAGATCAGCGCACCGAGGTTCTGGACCATGTAAAGGAAGCCGTCGTTATCCGCCACTAAAGACTTGACGCGGAAGGTGCCCACTCGCGGAACTATTTGGCTTTGCTCGAGCTGGTTGGTCCTGGTATTGATGCGGCGAATCGTCCCATCGTGGCTGCTATCTTCTCCGACCTGGGTAAACAGCCAGACATAGGGCAATGCCTGAGTCAGTCGGTTGAAATTGGCGAAGCCGCCATTGCCGGCGAATGGCACAGCGATAACTTCCACTTCATCGCTGTGATCAAAGATCATGTCAGCGATAGGACCGACCTGGGGATATTGCGGGGTTGCGACATCGACAGCCCACTCTGCGGTTATCTGTGGAGGATGATCACCATAATTTCTCAGCTGCAGGTCATGAATGTGAACACCGAAGGTACCGGTGTAGCCTGGCGCGTTTCCAGCTCCAAGGATTTTAGTGATCTCAACATCCGGTTGTTGTGTCGAGTCGCCTAAATAAAACCGGATTCCTCCAGGCGGGCACGGGGCATAGCCGCCTACTGGATGAGAACCGTCATGCGGATCGGGATCGAACGAAGAGAGGTCGTATGGGGAGGTATTCAGGCCGGGAAGGGTTACGGTTTCGCCGCCTGTGGTTGCTTGCGCCAATGGCGGCCAGATGGGAACGGTGATTGTCGTGGGCCCGGTGGCCGTGATCGGGGTTTGGACTTCATAGGAAGTATTGTCACCGGAAACCGTGATGTAATCGCCAGCATTGACCGTGAAGCTAGCGCCTGAACCGAGCGTGATGGAAATACTGAGCGCGTTTTGGTAATTGACTCCGTTTGCGGTAATCGATCCGCTGAGAGTCGCGCCCGAACTGATGACCGAGTTAAACAGTAGCTTGTCATCTGCCCAAATCCGCAAACACTTCGCAGCCGGACCGCCGCCGAGTTTCTTCCCGAAACCGACGAACATTGAGACGGAGTAGAGGTTGTAGTAGACCGACTGTGAGCCGATGCCGAAGATTCCACCTGAGACAGTCTTCCGGATGGTCGTGCGGATATTCGACATCCATATAACTTTCCCCTGAAGCCGCACGACTCCCCGCGGGCGCGGCCAGGGGTTTCCGTAAGCATCTGACGCATAGCTTTTGTTTTTGAGTCCGGCTGCTACCTTCGGCTTGGGCGCATTCAGGAGCGCAGCAAAGGTGTCTAAAGCTAGGATTGCGCCAGCTTGGAGAAGTCCCGAGAAGAAACCCATTTGTTAGCCGTGCGGCGCTACGTAGTCTGGATAGAAGAGAGGGTTCGTTGGCTGCGCATGCGGTTCCCCTTGGAAGTTTTCACCATTCGCCCAACTTTGAACGCAAGTCGAGAAAACTTTGTCGCACGCTGGAAATAGTTTCAAAGTATCGCCTACCTGAATCACTCCGACTTGTGTCCACGGTCGAAGCGTGATGGTGTTGGTTGCGAAATCGACATGCAACACTTCTGCCGATAGATTCGTATTGTTTCCCGTCTGGAAAGTTGCAAGACCCCCATCGAACGGCTTGCCAGTGTTAGAAAGGCCGGTGACTACCATCGTTCGCGTTCCATCCGTGCTCGAAACTGTTAGAGATTGAAGAAGGGAATTGATAGTCGTTCCATCGGCCAACGATCCGCTCGGGGCACATGGGGGAGATCCGAAATCAACTCGGCACGTCGGGCCGCATACATCGCCGCCGATGAAGGTAAGAGGGTATTCGAGGCCATGCAGGGCAACTCGAAAACCAAACTCTTGCGGCTCAAATTCGCCGAAGCTACCAGTCATTAGAATCAGCGCATCTGTGGGGTTTTCCCAATTCACTCGCAACAGTTGAAAGGTAGAGTTGTCCCAACGGTCCGCGATCACATCAACGCGAGTGATGACCGAATCAAACGCACCTGTCAATTCTGTGTCTGAGGCGTCAGCGTTGTTTTTGTCGGCTTGATTGAAGGGATTGAAAGAGGTCGTGGAAAGGTAGGTAACAGCAGAGAAGACGATATTTTGATCGTGATCCGTAAACCCGAAAATCTGGCCGTCAGATGAGCGCGTGACTTTCAAAAGGCGCGCGGTTGTCGTCTGCCCGAGTTGGATGTGGGCATTGATGCCCGATGCTCCGGCTCTCATGCGCTTAGTAGTTCGGCGGGCGAACTTCGATCAGTCCAAGCGAGTTCCATTTGATGATTGGACCGACCGCGGTATTTGATTCTTCAATTTCAGGCTCAAATTTGTCCGAGGTTAACCGCACAGGAATGTGATATTTGCAGGTTGCAACCGGCGTTCCTGAGACTCCCGAAAGCGTGACTTGTCCGGTCGTGTGATCTACAGAAACAAGCGTACCGCCGGATACAATCGATACAGTGTTAGCGAGAGCATTGCCCTTGTAATCGAGCACAGATGCAGTAATCGGCTTAGTGATTGTCCGCACATAGGTTCGACCGCCCAGAGAATAGGTTGTTTGCAACTGCCAGATGGAGCCGGACACTAGGACCATCGGTTGCGCCAAAGAGATGCAGTCAACGTGATCATAAAAACGGAAGCCGTCAGCCATTCCGCCGACCTGAAGGAAGAAGTTGCGCACGTTGTCGATGAACGTTTGCAAGTTCCCAACTGCGCTTGCTGGCGTGACCAGTCCAGCGGTATATTCGGCGCGCGGATTGGCCCAATTTCTATTGCTGGTTTCCTGCCCTGATTGGACAGCAATGCGCGTCGTGTTGAAGCCCTGCCCTCCGACTCGCTGAAATTGGATGTCGCGGGGAAACTCAACTTCGAAGAACATATTAGGAGTAGGCCAGCCGCATATTCCGCATCTGCCGCGCTTGATTCTGCTTTTGCGTCCTGCCGAACAGATCCCGACTAGCAGCAGACGGATAGTTATGGTTGTGGGTGATGTTCGTGGTGCGCCCGCCGAGCGCGTGATTAGGGATTACCGTCCCTGGCCCTGTGACGATTTCCGGACCGCGCTCACCGGCTACATACCAACTGCCCGGACTCATGTCACCGCCGTTAGCTAGACCGCCACCGAAACTCGCGAACATCGACAAGAATGACCCGAGAAAACTCCCATGTCCGCCGCCCGCGTCTGAACCGATTCCGAAACCTGCTAGCGGGTTACCGGAACCGAAAGGAACTGAAGCTGGACCAACGGTTAAACCAGTTGACGTTGCAAGACGTACCCAAAGAGCCTGCGATGCGGTTGAGCCGTCAACTTTAGGCCCGAGGCCGGGAATGTTTAGGCCAAAATGACCAGCAAGCGCACCAACGCCTTTTTGTATCTCGGCTTTGGTTACGCTTTCGGCCAGGCCTTGGAAAACGCTTTTGAAGTTGGTTTTCTGCCCGGTAATCAACTTGGCAAGGTTCGTCTCTATCCCATCGATTGCACTGAGAAACGCGCCAGCAATCTGCGCCCCTGCGTTCTTCCCCTGCAAAGCAACCTCGTTCATAACGGCTTTGAATTTCTGGGAGAACGTTCCGACCTTCAGCGCCGCGTCATCCCACTGCTTAATGAGTTTGTTCTGCTCATCGAAGATTCTCGCGTCTATCAGAAGCGTGCTTTGCCCGCTGGATTGGATGACTTCGCGAACCTTCTCTAGCTTCGTAATCGCATCGTCATACTGACGATTGAGGCTGTACTGTCCCGCTTCCTGTGCAATCTGAGAATCTCTCGCCTGTTCGGATTGCCTCTCGAATTGATTGGTGGTTGCCTGAATCTGTTCTTGGCTGGCTCCAGGATGCGCTAATTGCCAGTTGTAAAGCTGGAGTTGAACCTGAGCGCGCCGGATGGACTCTTCGTCCTGAAGGTAGGCGCGGTTCAGATTGTCGATAAGTGGGATGGCCCCACGGATCGCATCGCCTTGCTTGTTGATTTCTTCGTCGTACTTCAGTGACCGGATGGTTTCGAGTTGGGTGCGATGCTGTTCCAGTTGCGCCGTCGCCGTATCAAGCGCCGACTTTACTTTCCCGAGCGCTTCAGCCGAGACGCCCTGCATCTTGGAGAGCAAGTCGTACTCTTCGGACAGTTGCGCGACCTTTTGCGAGTCGGCTTCTAGTTGCTGATTGATTCCCGCTGTCGCGATGGCCGCGCCGCCCTGTGCATAGGCTTGGGAGAGGGCTTGAAGAGAGGCTATTTGGCGCTGGTAGCCGAGTGTTTCTTTCTGAAGTTCCGCGTCGATGGCAACCGCATCTTTGGCAACCTGCTTTTCGGCAGTGAGCGCGCGGATGGATTCAATGTGTTGCTTGATGATGCCGAGTAGCTTTTGGCGTTCAGCGCTTTCCTTGGCATTCGCTTCTGCCGTCAGTTTCGAGATGAGTGTGTCGGCTTCGCCCGCTGCTTTTTGAAGATTCTGCGCCGCGATCGATTGCGAAGTAGTTGCGGCTAGATCTAGCTCCGCATTTGCTTGGGCTTTTAGCGCATCGATCTGCTTGGTAATCGATTCAACGCTCTTATCGGCTTTTGGCTCAAGGTCAGCTTCGCCAGTATGCTGCTTTTGTGGTCGAAGCGCGGGCAACTGAGAATCCATCACGCCATGAATAAATTTGGCGTTGTCTTCCCAGGCTTTCTTGCTGGAGTTGAAGAAGTTGGAAGTTTCTTGCGCGAGGCCAGCATACCCGGCTTTGAGAGCATCCTTGGCTCCGGAAAAGTCCCCGATTCCAGCCTTGAATACCGATTCAATGGCTGCGCCGATGGCATTGAATACAGCGAGAATCGTCCCGCCCAAGCCTTCAAGAATGATTCCGATTTGCTCAAAGATGGTAAAGAAGGTGTCCCCGACTGCAATGGTTCCTTTGGTCAGTTGTGCGAGGTCGTGAATCAATCCCTGTGCGCCGCCGGTTTTAAAGGCATCGGCGATCGCGCCCGCGACGTATTGAAGGGCTGGCAGAAGTTCTTTCGTCAACTGCATTGCCGCGCCCTGGCCCTCAGCCCCGATGAGCGCGAGTGTTTCTTTGAACTCCTGTGCGGCTTGGATCGTCTGCGGATCTCCAAGGCCTAAGACTTTCGCCTCTTCCATCTTCGCCCGAATGGAGTCGATTCCCTGATTGATTACCGGAATCATCTCCGCGCCGCCGCGTCCGAATATTTGTTTGGCGAAATATCCCTGTTCCGGTTGCGGAAGTTTGGAGAGTTTGTCGGCAACTTCTAGGAAGAGGTCGCCAGAATCCTTTACTTTCCCGCTGGCATCGCGAACGCTGATTCCCAGACGCGAGTAAGCCGTAGCCGATGCGGTAGGCGCGATGGAAGCCTTGACGGCTGAGTTGTTCATCAGCTCAAGGCCCTTTGCAAGCGTGGCCATGTCTGCGCCGACGGCCTTACCGATCAGCCCCAGGCCTGCAAGCGTTTCGGTCGAAACGCCAGTTTTTGCCGAGAGTTCCCCGAGTTGCGCCGCACTTTCAGCGGTGTGAATTGCTAACCCAATTGCGCCAGTTTCTACAATCGCCAACGCTGCTGCTGCGCCTGCGCCGACTCCTGCGATTGCTCCAATTGCGCCGCCCATCTTCCCGAAAGATGAAATTGCGCCGCCCGCGGTAGATCCAATGCGCTCTAATGTCGTTCCTAAAACTGCGCCAAATTCGCCGAGAGGCTCAAGCAAGCGACCGACTACGCCGCCGATCGATTCAAGCGATTCGCTTACATCACTGCCTAGTTTTTTCGCGACATAGGCAGCTTTCCCCATGCCCTCGACAAAGTCAGCGGTGTTCGCGCGGAGATCGACAAATAGTGAGCCGAGAGAGAATGCCATTTATGCCCTTCCAGGTTTACCCGGTCCTACTCCCATGACTGAAGTCAGAATCCTCATTTGTTCCTCGATTGATTGCTGTGCTGTTTTCCCCGGTGCCGGGAAGAAATCGATTGGCCTGAAGTGCCGAGCATCTTCGCCGCGGAAAGGATTCGCGTTAACAACCGTAGCTGAAATCAATCCGCTAGTTTGGCGGTAGAACTCAATCTTTCGCTCAAGCAGCGCGTCTAACTGCGCTTCGGTTAAGCGGCCGAACTCTTCGTAGCCGAGTCCGAGATCAGCTCGGGCGATTGCCCAGAGTTTGAGCCAGGTGACGGGCTCTGCGTCGTCTGACTCGGCGGGGTAGGGTTTACCTCTTTCTCTCCCTGTTCGGCCAACTTGCGCAGGGCTTCCCGTTTCTTTTCAGGGCAGTACAAGAGATAGGCTTCCCAGATGGCATCAGAGATTTGCTTGAGATTGTCTTCGCCCATGTAGGAGCGGATTACATGCAAGCCTTCGGGGAATTCCTCATATTCGGGATGGTGGGGAAGAAGCGCGGCCCAGAAGCAGACCGAGATTACTTTCGGGCTGGTGAGCTTAGGTAGGAAGTCAGAAGCATTGAGAACGTTGACGCCTGTCTTTTCCTCGATGGTTGCGCACACGTTGAAATCGAAGGCGAGCCGGAAGTCTCTTTTGAAGGATGCGCCGCCATCATCCTTCAATTCGAGCGTCAGGGGTACGGAAGGGGCAATACGCCGCCTTAGCGCAGAATTCATTTTTAAGCCTCATTGAGCAAAAGGGGTAGCCCGAAGCTACCCCTTGATGCCAGCTAACGCAGGAGTGACGTGGGATCACTGATCCCGAACGTTTTACGCGAAGGTTGGTTGTCCGGTTATCTTCAGCTTCGTGCTCAACTCCGCCTGCTTGTCGTGGGGCAGGTTGAAGCTGACATCTGTCACGTAGGCTGAGAACGTCCAAGTGCCCTTGCCGCCGGGGAGGACAATTGTCCAAGTCTGCAAACTCTGAGAGTCGAAATCAGATTGCAGGTTGGCTTGCGTGGCGTCCGCGTTCCCCAAGTAGTTCAAGGTTGCCGAGATCTCGCCGCCGTCCAATAGAGTCGGAAGGTATTCCCGGTAGGCTCCTGACGAATCCATGTTGGTGACATCGGCAAGGTCGGCTTTCGACCCTGACCGCTGAATGTTGACGACCTCGGCGATGGTTGTTCCGGCGCGCTTCAGTAGCGTGCCTTGTGCTTTGAAGGCATTGCTCATCTGTTTTTCTCCTGTGGGTTAGCTCTCGATGTAAGCGAGCTCGACATCGAGTAAAGTGCGAAAGACTTCTCCATACGGGCCCGGCTCGCCAGGCTCGAAACCTGCGTCCATGTCGTTGTGAACGACTGACGATTGAATCTCTGTGCCGTCCGGTAAGGTGAACGGAAATGCGGGTTGCGGCCCGGAACTCGATGGCACAAGCAAATCGTGAATCGCGTTCAACAGTTGCCGCGAGACAAACGGGTCAACCGCGTAAGCATCGAACTGGAATCGCTTCATTTGCAGTTCGTTTTCACCGTCAAACGAATGCACCGAATTTTTGCCAACGCTTTGATAAACGATTGCCGGGAGAACGGTGTCTTTCGGCATCATCTTGTAAAACACTGCGGTCGAATCGGAGAGTAGATCTGTAACCGCTGCGGATTGCGAAAGAGCCTGATACAGCGCGTTTTCAATCACTGGAAAGTCTCGCCGAGAAGCTCTCTCACTTTTTCAATGAACCGCGCTAGAACAGCATCTTTGCCCGCTTCAAAGGCTGGCCGAAACACCGGCTGCGCTGCCATTTTGATCGTTCCAAACTCATTCCACAGCAATTCGTTCGCAGCGCCGGGAACATGTTTCTGATGTCGAGCGGGATTCGGCTTGTTTTTAATTCCTACCTTGGCCGTGCCTTCCAGTTCATCGCCCCTAACGCTTGTCCGGATGGTGAATTGCGAGGCCATCCAGCCGGTAAATCTGTGGGCTAAACTCTGTGCGCCAAAAAGCCAAGGCGTGACCGCATAGCGCAAGGCCTGACGCATGATCTTCTTTGAAAGCTGAATCGGAAGAGTCGTCAACTTCCTCTGCAAATCTTCGCGGCCGGAAATCTGTACGTGAACTTGAACGCTACCGGCCATCGTTCCTTTCAATGCACAAAAGCCGCAGTTCGACCTTTAGCTCGTCGGGATCGATGATTTGATCGATTGAGAATGTGCGGTCGCCATTGTCTGGGTCGTGATAGACCACAAACATGCGCGTTCTCAGTCCAGGCATGTAACGAATGGTGATTCTGTGAGTGACCGTCGCAACAACTTGTTGTGTCGCTCGAGTGACTTGACTGGTTGACCATAGGCCTTCAATTGCCGCTGGAACGCCAGTCGCAAATGCCACTGGAGTTGGGAAAGTTCCATCCGAATTCCTGCCTGATGCCGGGTCCATGAAATCGATTAACCGATTCATGCTCCCAATCGGAGTGTAGAGAAGTTGAACCATATCGTTTTATTTCCCAAACGGGCAGCGGGTAAGGCAGAAAACGCCGCTGCCCGTTTCGGTCAGCAAGGGAGAGAACCGCGCGAAATCAGGCTTCTATCAGCAGGTATTCAACTTCGCAGTTTGCCGTGTCCGCTTTTGCGAAAACGCTAGTTCCGTTCCATGGGATGACTGCGCCCATACCCGGCAACACTTTTACGTCATAGACGCCTGTAGTGTGGCCGAATGATACGAAATTAGTCGTATCGAGGTTGCGGACGGCGAGAAATCCGATGGTTCCAACATCGTTTTTCGCGAGGCTCTCTTCGGTAGTCCCGATGATCTGTACACCCGACTCATATTTGTCGCCGGTTTGCGTAGCCGAGTAGCTTGTGGAAAGCTGCGCGGACGCTTTGTTCTTTGAGTAATGGAGACTTGCGCTTACTGTGATTTCATTTGCCATTTTGGTTCTCTCCTGTTGTGTTTAGTAGTACTCATTCCCGTACAAACTGATTGCTGTTCCTGGCCAGATATGGCCGGGGAAGTGATCAAGGCTCTGTAAATATTGCTTTTTCACTAGGCTGCGCCAAGTTTGCCGCTCAAGATGCCGCCGCGCGGCGCGAATCAGCGTGGTTATAAAGGTATCGTCGGCGGTCGAAGTCACGCGGCAAAACTGTTTCGCAGAAGCCAGCGTTACCGGTTCATCTGCGCTATCGTCGAGCGTGACTTCGCGCGGATAGTAACGTGCCGAGAAATCATGCTGCATGTAATCCGCAAGCAGTTCATTAATGTGCTGCGGCAAAGGCTGATGCTGTCCACCGGCGCCAGGCGTGGCAATAATGATGTCGCGGTTCTGATACCAGTGCAGGACTAATTGCTTGATCGCCAACACCAGTTCTTCGGGGATAGTCAGATCAAGCGTATAGCTAGAAACTTGTTTCGGCGGCGAAGGCGCGGTGACCGTCAAGACTTCCGGCTCGGTAACGTTCGACGCGGTTGATTCCCCGCTAATGCGTTCTGAAGAATCCACTTCATATCCAGCCGTGTACAGGATCTGTGCGGCGTTTTTAACTCCGCGCATGGTTATCGGCCAAAGAGTATTCGGCAAAGGCTGAATGATCGCCGGTTCGCTCTCCGGATCAACTTGGAAGTCAGTTCCTTCGACCAATGTCTGCGGGTCCCCATTCTGATCGATGTAGGTCACTGAATCGACCGAGACGAGCGGGGGATACCACAGCTTGATTGCTTGCCGATGATGAAATTTATGCCGATTCATTGAATGTGCCGGACTGAAATGCTGGCTCCATAAAGTCAGCATTCCGCTCTGGCAAGTCCCAACTCCTTTCCAGAAGTTGGAGCCAAAAATTAGCTGATGAGAGCGCCTTTCAACGCGCGCGAATACCAGACTCCCTGATAAGCCTCCACCGTGATTGAATCCCCAGCCGCCGCATAGGTCACAGTCGTTTTGTTGCCGTTCAATTTGTTCGATGGAGTTGTGACCGTGTGCGCGAAGGCGGTTGTCCCGATAATGGTGAGAACCTTACCGTCGTCTGTGGTTGCTGTCGGCGCGGCCAAAGTCAATGCAGCCGCTGAACCTTTTGTAATTGCAACGGTACCGGTTTTTACTGAGATTGCGCCGTCTCCAGAAGCTGCGGTGCAAGTGTCTTTAAGCCCGCTTGCGAGGGTTGAAGTATCCGCATTGCCCGTAACGTTTCCAGTGAGGTTGATCGCCGTCCAGCCTGTTGCAGCCGAGCCTTGCGCCTTGTGATAGAACGTTCCCGTCGAAGCATCGAGATAGAAGGCGCCGGCTGGCGCGGTAACTTGACCTTCGGGCGATCCGTTTCCGGAAAAGAATGGGCGCGAGTCCTGCATTTTGGAATCTCCTTTACAGCTTCATAATGAAAGCCAGCGAGTAATAAGCGGGTTCGGGACTGGCCTGTGTTCCGGTGAACGTCGGCGCCCCAATCGTTCCTGCCGGCGTGTAAGCGTTCATGGTCAACGTGGGCGCGGAATTTGTTCCCGCGCGGGCGTCAACGTGTGTGTATGCGTTCCCATCGCCGAACCGGTGAAGGTCGGTGCTGACACCGTTCCGGTTGCCGTCGTGACCGGCGAAACGCCCGTGCTCGTGTTCCCGGTTACTAGCTTTGTGCCGCTATTGGTCGAGGCCGCGACAACTGCATTCCCTGTAAAAGTCGGTGCGCTGTTGGTTCCGGACGGCGTCCCGGCGCTTACCGCCGACGTGGTTCCTTGACTGCCTGTGAATGTAGGAGCAGAAACCGAACCTGTCAGCGTTGCTTGCGTTCCGGTAAAACTTGGTGCTGAGACGGTTCCTGCAGGCGTATAAGTTCCGCCGCCGGTCGTCCCAGGATCGATGCCAGCCGCCGAACCCTTGATGAACTTCGAGCGAAGATCAGGCGTTCCCGATTGGCCGTCGCAAAGATGCCAGCCAGACGGGATATTCACCAACAGGCCCGACCACATCGCAATCAAGCCACTTGGGATACTGGCGTCACTGCCAGCTGGACCTTGCGGCCCGGTTGCGCCTTGTGGCCCTGTGGCTCCCGTGGCCCCTTGAATCCCCTGAGGACCTTGAGGGCCTGTCGCGCCAGTGTCACCCTTCGCGCCTGTTGCTCCGGTAGCACCTTGCAACCCTTGGGGACCTTGTATGCCCTGAGGACCGGTGTCGCCTGTGTCCCCTTTGGGACCCTGCGAACCGGTTGCACCTTGAAGTCCTTGCGGTCCGGTGTCTCCGGGGTCGCCTTTATCGCCCTTAGGACCTTGCGGGCCAGTATCACCTTTTGGTCCCTGTGATCCCGCGCCAGATTCGACGGCAATCCAGCCAGTAGCTGCACTGCCTTGCCCTTTGTGGTAAAGAATTCCGGTTACCGCATCGAGATAAAATGACCCAGAAACGGCCCCGACCAGTCCTTCAGGGCTCCCGCTGCCGGAATATATATTGCAAGGTTCGTGCATTGAGTTGTCAGTTTGAAGAAAGAAGGCGGCGAGACTGAACCGCCTTCTTTTCCAGGGAGGGCGCTTTAAGCGGTAGCAGTTACGCTTGAGACGCCAGCATAACGAGGCCCGGAGAGCAGCGCGATGACTGCCGCAATCACGCTATTCGTTCCGTTGGTCAGCTGCACCTGAACATAAGGCGAGCCATCGGCTAGTTCACTCGCATCCAGTTCGATGACGTAGAAGATCCCGTCATTCGCCGAAGGCGTGTAGCCAGCCGAGGTTACTGCCGTGCGAGCGCCCAAAACATCATGAGAGACGCCGGCGGTTTCCTGCTTGTAAATGTTGAACGCGATTGCGACCGGATTTGAACCGGACGAATCGGTGCATTGATTCACGATGATCTTTGTGAACGCTGCCGCCGAGACTCCAATGGGAACCACGATCGAAGCGTGCTGATAGTCTTTCAGGGCAAAGGCCTGCCCGGTAACTCCGCCGGTAATGTCAACCGGTGCAACTGGCAG